ATCCAAAATCAAGCTGAGGGCGCGCCCTACCGCAGAAGTAACTGTGTCCTCTACATAGAACTTGCGCATTGATACTGGGTAAGTTGATGCAACTCCAAAAGCATAATCAACACCTGCTGGCAAGGTATCTTCATGCTCACGATAAACCTCTGCCATGGCTAGGACTTCGCCCTTAGTGTTGTCTAGGCTAATAACCTTGGTGACAATCCTGCCGCCCAAGTGCAATTTTTGAAACCTTGAAACACGATCTGCAACAGTCTCATAATCATCTAGGTTAAACATTTTGCTCCCAATCCTCTACACATGATCCGAAATAGAAACATGGACATTCTTCACCTTCACACATATAAATCATTCTCCTCTGTATGTAGCTGACCGGCTATAGCGAAGTACGCTGCGCCATCGATGTAATTGTCTGGCTTACCAGTCTCCATGCTCCTTGCGATTTTGACCAATGCCAGACACATTGCCACCTGATAATCTGTAATTGGCATTTCGAGGTATGCGCTCCAGAGTGCTGCTGTCCTTTGCATATTGTCTGACGGGTGACCGTAATCAAGTCCTCGGTCTTGGATAGTAGCTCTCGCTTCGTTGAGGTAATCACGAGCGTTCATCGATTGCCCTGAAACTGACGTTCACGATCTTCATAGTGACGGCGTACAGCCATTCTGCCTTCGACCTTGCCGTCTGAGTTACCTGCGTAATATCCCAGTCCATAGGTGATAACCGAGAAGAGAAATGTCATTAGATAAACATTCATTTCAAGCCCTTTCTGTTGTTGTTAGGGCTAGATTACATCAGGCGTATGCGACAGCCGCCTTTTTTAGATAACGAAATGATAACGATTTGAGAAGGGTCTTCATCTTCAAAGTAGGGAATTCCTATCTCAGCGGGCGCGACCATAGACTTTGCCCTGCACGATAAATGTGCCGTTCTTCTCGATGTGGATTATGTCCACTTGGACATTGCTTCCCTTGACATACATGATCGCAAAGGCTTGCTGCCAATTAGCCGTTCCCTTGGTGTATGAGGCTTGTCTGAAGTCCATGAGATTGCCTACCTCAACTCCATGCAGAACACGCCCTAAACGCCCACCAGAGGCCTCTGTGAAGGCGCTACGCCCTGCCCTGTGAGTATGTCCTGAGATTACATTCTTCCCATGCCTACGGGCTGCTTCAAGGGCTGAGAGCCCACCCTGCTGCTTGATAGGCGTATGGTCTCCATGGACTGCAATCCAGTTAGGAGCGATATTCATAGGGTTCTTATGGAAGGTTATGCCTAGCTCATCGAACTTCATGAACTTCTCGAAGCGCAGCTCTGGCAAGGATAAGAATGAGGGAATCTTCTTCATGATGATGTTGTACAAGCGATCCGTATGATTAGATCTTATACAGTCAGTCACGCCTAGTTCCCAGAGAAGCTGAACGCACCTGTCACGATCATCGCCAAGGCTCTGCTCATAGGCTTGAGGTGTGCCCTCTGACCACTTGCTTATAGTCTGGAAGTCAATCTCGTCACCGATAGTTACTGTCTGGTCTGGCTTAAAGGTCTGTAAGAACTTGGCTATGTTGCGGGTGAGATGTACATCTTCAAAGGGCACTTGAAGGTCACTGAGAATCACTATCCTTTTGACTGAAGCCATTAGTCCTCATCATCATCTTCATAGGGTATGTTATCTATGCGATTGGGTAGGTTAGGGATAATCCAATCAGGGAAGGATTCACGATCTGATAGCAACCAGAAAGCATGAGTCTCTGTAAACCCTGCTCTGCGTAGAGACTTGTAATACTCGTTCAACGCTATTGCATAAGCATCTAAGGCGCTGTAAGTATCTAAGTCTATGACTGGTCGCTTCCTTGCCATAGGTAAAGTGTTACTTACCTAACAGCTCGATGATTGTATCGACACGCGCCTCTAGTCGATTAACCTGATCCTTAATGCTTGAGCCGCCATTGGGCTTAAGTTCTGCTAAGTAATGCTTAACTAGAAACTGTAGAAACGCAGCAGTACCGCCTAGAACAGTAACAATTCCAACGGCAACAGCCGAGATATCTACCGCGCTCATTACTTCTTAGGCGTTGCGTATCCGAATACGCCTGCTAGTACAGCCCATAGAACAGAGCGATAGTCGAGAGCGAAATTAGATGCACCCCAAGCAGCTAGAAACGCTCCTGCTGTAAGGATTGCTGGGTTCTTCATGTTCATACTGTGCCGCCTATCATTGGGATATTAAAGAACGAGCCATCTGCATCGCCCTTCTTAGTGAAAGAGATATGGCAATGATGGTCATGCGGATTGATTCCAGAATACTTGCGCCAGCGCCACCCCATGCGAGGGGAAGCAATCTTTCCTGCGAATATGATGTAAGCAATTCGCTTGTCAGACTTTGCTGCGTGTCGAATCTGATCCGCAAGGTCAGGCATGAGGTCAGGCTTTTTCTTTCCAAATAAATCCCTGTCAATATCAATGGCTCTGACGATACCCTTTGCATCAGGATTGTGGTCAGAAGCACGCGATGAATGACGGGTATCGCCAATCCAGCCATCTGAGGTCTTATCTCTTGAACTGTAAGAATCATCTATCTGCAACCTTAATTGCTGTCCGGCTTTACACAAACGGGGCGTGTTCTGCATTATTGCACTCCCATTGTTTCTTATCGTTGAGTAATAATTCATCATGACCGCAATCAAGCATTGGAGCTATAAACGCATCATCGATTGGATCGTAGGTATAGCCAACCCCTGCATAGTTATAACGAATGTTCCCGTTGTACGAGGTACGCACACAAGTTTGCCCTCTAAAGTTTCCATACCAAGTTTCAGGGTCTAAACCTTCGATAAGTTCTGTTTCATCAATGCCAGCAATAACTTCTGTGACAATGTTGGATTCGTCTAAAAATGCGTAATGTGCCATTATGCCCAGCTCACATTCCCTGTGCCAGCAGTAATTGTTGTGACTTTGTTGCCGCCAACTGTTGCTGTTGATCCAGTTAAACCTGCTCCAATTGTGATTGTGTTTGCGCTTGGGTAACGCAAGATAACAATTCCAGAGCCGCCGTTGCCGCCATCAGCGCCACCTGCACCGCCACCACCACCGCCGCCGCCTGTGTTTGCTGTTGCGTTCCCACCATTAACAGAAGTATTAGTTCCACCAGCTCCACCGCCGCCAGAACCGGCTGTTCCAGTAGTGCCTGAACCCCAGCGACCACCAGCTCCACCGCCGCCACGAGTGACAGCAGAACCAGTTACAGAACTACTAACGCCATTGCCACCATTGCCAGAAGCTCCAGTATTTTCAGCGCCCGTTCCAGCTGTACCGACGGCATTAGCTCCACCGCCGCCGCCGCCGTTACCTGCAACGCCGCTAGATGAAGCATTACCACCGGCATAACCTTGATTAGTAGTTCCAGCAGCACCGGAACCTGCGCTAGTAGCACCGCCACCACCGCCGCCAGAACCGCCAGTTAATGCTGCACCAACAGTACCGTTCAATAAACGAGCACCGCCACCACCACCGCCGGTTGATGTAATTGTAGAAAAAATAGAGTTGCTGCCACTATCACCGACAACAGCTACAAGTCCTTTAGCACCACCAGCGCCAACAGTTACAGTATATGAAGTAGCCAAAGCGAGAGTAAGAGCTGATTCGGCTGAACCACCGCCACCTGATGATTCACCGGATATAGATGATCTGTATCCACCAGCACCTGCGCCGCCGCCGTGGTTAGCACCACCGCCACCGCCACCGGCAATTACTAAATAACTAACCGTGACTTCAGGTGGAATTGGTAATCCGAATACTCCTGCTGTTATGCAACCAATCATTATCCGATTGCTCCTACGACATACCAAGTATCTGTTGCAGTCTTAATGCAGACCGCTGTCTTGTATTGAGCCAAAGTTGGAGAAGCTGCTGCTGCACCGGCTGAAAGAACTGTTGTAGTGCCTGAAGTGACTGCGGAGATTGTGCAGACTCCAGCGCCCTTGTTGAGGACTGTAATTGCTGTGCCTACTGGGAAGGCTACTGAGGCATTGGTAGGCAGCTTGAACGCTACCGCTGTTGCCTTGTTCATAGGTACTAGGGTCTGATAAGCATCATCGAGAACTGCTGTGTAATCTGCTGTCTGATCTGCATCGACTGTAAAGGCTACTAGCCCGTTGAACATAGAAGCAGTAAGGATATCTCCTGTTACCGCTGGGAAGCCTGTTGCCATTTATATCTCCTAGTAAGTCATTGCACTAACGCCAATTATACCGCGTTCTGTGCTTCCTATGATGAATCCATCGACGATGGGCTCAAGTGTTGTAGCTGTTACTTGCATTGAATTAGGGCTGATTTCCCACTTCAATCCCTGACATTGCAGAGTCTTGACAATGGTAGAACCGTCAGGCTGGTTATTCGAGATTCTTAGATTGTCGAAGTAATCCAAGCCAA